TTTGAGCGTGTTTTTTGCTGTGAACGAATTTGTCATAGTGTGGTCATTCCTTTAATTTATTTATGTTATAGAAAGAGCTTTAATGTCTAGTTGGCCATATTCGTTCGTCAGTTGGGAAGTTATTGCAATACTATTTTCAAAAGGATCTATCGCGACCGAGAACCCCATCCGAAAATTAGCACTACCTCCAACGCCCGAGTCTACTAAAGAATAATTATCGGATTTATTTAGGAGATAATATGCTCCAGTATTACTACCTCCTATGCCATCAATAGTGCTAAATCCGATCAGCAAAAAGTTTGTTGATACTGCGATGCCTCCCTGAAACAAATTCGCGCTGTAATGGGGAAACGCTGTCATATCAATATTTTGGATTAGATTCAGTGACATATCATATACACGTATTGATGAGGCGGTGAAGCCCCGCTCCATCGCATAGATATTGGTTCCGTCGGTACATATCTCATATCCCAGCATTTGGGATGATGATGATCCCTCAACTTGCGCAAAAGGTGCGACCTGCTCAAGACCAGATTTTATGGTAACTAATTCTGATATTTTGTACACCTGAATAAGACCTCTATTATCAGCTGCGCCAGCGAGAGCTCTGATCACATAATCTCCGGAAATCTTGGGTTTACCATGATAACCCCATCCGTGACCACTTCCCTCCGGACCATATTTCGGAATGTAATATTTTGGAAATATGTGCGGAACTGGATTGTTGCCATTGTCTAGAATCCAATCACCGGTTCCGGTCAAGGATCCTTCGGGCGCGACCATATCTGCGTCGGACATATCCCAGATGTGCATGCCTCTGCCCCATGGAGCAGTAGCGTTGCCAGCAATATCTTGCCCGGCAACAAACTCCCCATCTATGGCCATACCGTCTCGGAAATTTCCCACGCCGCACAAGTATGAATGAATTGTGCTAGTGTCGCTTAAATCGTATACTAAAGCTTTAGGAGTCAAGGTGCTCTTCTGGGCCAGCGCATAACCCATAGGCCAGCCGCTGCGGTCTTGACTCATAGCAGTAGCATTATACGAGTTAGACCCATTGACCGAGGAATTGACAATCATTTTCGACCCAGATGATATCACTTCTCGATGTCGGCCTAAATCAAACCACTTTGACCACCCGTAAGTCGCATTATAGGATATATAATTCGCATTAGTATATGCGGTGTCTATGGTAATGTGCGTTATATTATCTAGATCCGATATATTAAATATAAATGATCGGCCGCGTTCCTGCTGATTGACCTTGTTGTTATGAGTCCAGACAACGGCAGTAATCCCAATAAAATTCCCATCCTCGCTATAAGCTATCCGGCTATGAAAGCCGGGGTATCCCCCTCCCTGATGCGTAGATGTTATAGCTGAAGATTCCGCAGCACCAAATTTGATCGTGGAGCTCACAGTAACCGGTCCAGAAAATGACGCCACAGGACCACCAGCGGCCGCGGCAACTACCGCCGCTACCTCCCATGCAGATCCATCCCAATATTTTAATTTCGAAGTTTCTTGGTCAAATATGGTTTCGCCAACAAATGCACCAGATTCTGGAATGCTTGCAGTTAACGCAACTTCAGCAATCCTAAAGATCTGAGAAGAATTCTCAAAATAACCCTGTGCTATATTATACACCAAAGTTTCTTCTGAAGAAACGTTTGTTATGTGGGCTTCTTCTATCTCAGATAAAGAAACTTCGCTCCATCCTTTAGATATCCCGTCTGTTCCTAAAAATTTATTAGAGTTTTGTACTTGCGGAGGAACAAATTCCCCCACGAATGTAGAGCTTGGCTCTAATACATTGCTGATAGCCTTTCCGATATTTTTCAGCTCTGCAGCGACCGCCTCTGGGGCGATCGCTTGCGCTCTCGAATCGATCGCAGTCTCCAACTGAGAGCTATCAGTCCTTTCTAAGCTTGGTCCGACTCGGGAGATCTCAGCAAGCTCTTTTGCATTAGCTCCAGTCGAGACAACTGCTGCGCGAGCAGTCAACGAGTCTATTGATGGCGTCAGGTTAGTATCTGTCATGGTTAATGCTCCTTATTAGTAGGTAAACACCTCTACCACCCCAACTCTAGTTGTTGTCCCAACTGTGTGGAAGGGCATTCCTGCAACCACATACCCATCGCTAACACCAAGATTATATCCCGCATTGACGTAGTTCGTTGCATTAGTACTTGGTACATATAAAGTTTGATTGAGCGTCAGGCTGCCTGCAGCATCAATGCTGCATATCGTATAATAATAGTCATAGTAAGGTATTATCAAATTTCCTTTACCGTCAGATGATATGCCTATACCGAAATTGCCAGAAGTGCTGGGATTAACTCCGAAGCTCCCAAGGTGGTATTCGTTGACCTTTACTGCATCTGATGTGCGTCGTATTTCGACTGAGCCGCCAAGAAACGGTCCGCCGTTATTGGGAGAATAGCCATTAGAGACCGCAAAATAGTCTTCGTTGATAATCTGGGTCCTATTCCCCGCTGAATATCCGTTGTTGCCACTAAAGCTTCCAAGAATAGTCGGAGAGCTAGTGCCACTTATGTCTACAATACTACTTGACCCGCCGCCGCCGGAGCTGGTAGACAACAAGTTGCCTCGGACATCTATTCCCCTATTGCCATAAGTCCCACGGACCATTTCCCATAAAAATTGTCCAGTGAGGCTGTAAGCTTTCACGGGCCCGTCGTTTGCACCAGTTTGGCCACCTCTCATGGTAACAATAAGTTTATCGTCTGTTAGCCATATTCCTTCGGCCCATGGCATCTCAGGTTTGGCAAAATACGAATTCACTCCGGTCGGCCCGGTAACCGTGGCCACTGGCGTTGTGAGGTTGGTCAACTCATATATATACACTCGGCCCGGCCGATTTATGTATGTAAATTCACGAGTACCGACGGCAACATGCGTCGAACTTATCGCCACTACTGAACCAAAGTTTCCGTTATTGAAATGCGCACCTGAGTGTGCAGTCGCCGCGGGTTCGATGATTTCAGTCATAGTGTTGGCTGCATGATCGTATATATACGCCTTCCCCTGATAAGACCCAGCGCCTTCAGCACCTATTACAGTTTTTCCGTTAGCGGTATCAACTGCATCACCAAACAGAATATTGGCGTTGGTGATGCTCGAAGGATAAGCTATACTAGAATCCCAAGTTATTGATGCTATAGCTGTACTAAATGCCAGAGTAAAACTTGACGGACTTGTTGTCGCAACATTCACGCTGTCATCTGCAGAGAATGCTAATTCGAAGCTCGCTGGCTGAGTTGCGTGGGGAGTTATTGTGAAAACATTATCAGTCTGAGTGACCGTGGTTCCATTTAAATCTCCACTAACTACCGAGTGCGAGAATGTCACTACATCGTTTTCTGGATCCACTGCAGTTAGAGTGATGACTGTGGGAGTTTGGTCTACTGCAAGAGTGTATTCTGCAGCATTCCCAGATACAGTCGGCGCAGTATTAATCAATGCTACCGCATACCATCCATCTGCGGTTCTGATGTATAATTTGTTATTTGACTGAACAACCGCTTGATCACCAGCAACCGCTGACGCAGGCAAGTCGCCGACTGTTGCAACAACTTGGAGAGCAGAGCTGGCTGGATTAGAATAAGCCACAACCCCATTAGCGTAAGACAAGTCCCCAGAAACGCTGATTGCTGGCTGAACGTTTTCTGACTTCAAAAACTTGTTTCCGCCTTCGGTTAAGTTGTCTGCCGTCGACACTTGCCCCATGTCCGCCGCAGGGGTTCTTAGTTCCCGAATTCCTTCTGACATTGCGACCAATTCGTCTACTGATGCTGTAGGAATTGCTGCAACCATTTGGGCGTCGAGCTCAGATTCTACCTCGGAATCGTCAACAAGACCGACAAATTTAGCAGACTTAGCAAGCCTTCCTAGATCTTTTGCGGTTTGACCAGCCTGAACTCGATTTCGAATTCGGGTCTTCATGTTAGCCTTTGAAGTTTCTAGATTGTTATTTGGCATTAATTTTCTCCGTTATTAAGTGGCGTTCGATACTATTAAACTTTCAATTATTTATAAAAATAATATTTGTCAATGCCGCTCGGAGATATAAAAAAAGCAATATTTTTTATTCTACAAAAAAAAAGGACTCCGAAGAGTCCTTTTAATTTAAACCATGAGTAATCGATTAGCCAATTGCGGATAATCCAGATACTGCAACCTTTCGGTAGTATTGGTTCTGCCCAGCAGACATTGATGCAAATGGGTTTGCAACAATACCGTAACGGGTCTTGAAACCGATCTTGGGTTGGAAAGTATTTTCGCCAACCGCACGTACCATCTGAAGAGGAACGTATGGGCAGTAAAAGATACCAGCATCATATGGAGATGATCCTTTGTATCCAACACATAACAACTCATAACCAGTAGTTGATGTGAAGTATGGATCAATATACACTCTCATTCTTCCATTAAGAACTCCGGCAAAAGTTTGCCCAGTGTCATCGATTGAAAGATTAGTCTGAAGTGCAGGATTGTAATCTAATACGCCCGACATAGCAAGAGCGGAAGCGACATCAGAAGAACATATAACTATGTTACCTTTTCCTCGGCGAGTTTCTTTGGCAATTGCGTTTGCTTCACGTTCGATTTGGTAAAGAAGACCTTTATACTTCTCTACTGACCAACGACCATCTGCATCAGCGTCCAGATCAAAAACACCCTTCGTAGTTACTCCATTTTGCGCACCAGGCTTGGCAACCGCATATACTGTTCTCAAAACTTCACGATTGATCTCAGCAGTAATTTCAGAAGAAAGAATATTTGATAATTCGCTTTCAGCGTCCAGACCATGGACTGCTTTCAAGTCTTGTGCCAATTCCATCGTATATTCTGCTTTCAATGCTCTTGATTGAGCTGTAACAGATACTCTGTCGATAGAGAATGACATCTGGTTGAAGTGACCTCCAGTACCCATTCCTGATACTGAACCGTCTCCCAAAGCTTCTGCCTTGGCAGTTCCAGCTGGACCACCAGTCGTATAATCGCCAGCAGAATAATCGAGTTCAGCAGCTGCGCCGGACCCAGTTACTGCAGCGCCACTGAATGGATCAGTTCCGCCATGAGCAGGTGATGATGCACCAGAGAAAGCAGTGTCTGCTTCGCCGTATAACGCTTCGCCTGCCTGGTTTCCATATTGTGATTTCATTGCGAAGATAAGACCTGTTGGGCCTGACATAGGCTGAACGCCTAATACATCATACGCCATTAGGTTGGGCATAGACCGTCGGATCAATGAGATCAGTACTGGGTCCATACCTTTAATGTTGCCTTCACTGCCAACAACTGGAGACATACCGCCACCAACTGCATTTATCGGCCCTTCTGTCAACATTGAGGCTTCTTCTCTTGCAATACTTTCTTGATTTTCAAGAAGCATAGCAGTAACCGCTCTCTTGTAAGGATCTTCGATCTGGGGCAGATCGGGATGCTCGATAATTGGTTTCCACTTCTCTTGAAGTTGCTCTGACAAATGCATTTCTGTATACATCGTAGTCTCCTTTGGATTAATTCTATTAAGTTTTTGTCAAGTTTTTCTTAATTTACAGATATTATTTATAATATTTTGATTTTTACTGTTTTCTACTAAAACGTGAAATCGCTCGTGCATAGTTTTCCATTACTGGGTTTGACGATTCTTTAATAGTTCGTTCTTCTAGAACGAACGCCGAATCTTCTACAGCAGTAATTTCTTCCTGTCCATCCGCAACTTCGCTAGAAACAGTTTCTTCACTTGGAAAGTAGTTTTCCTTAATGACTTTAACCTTTTCAGCAAAATCTTCAGTAGAAGTAAATTCTATACCTTCGGCCAACGATCGAATCTTGTCTGCCTGCTGGATAGTCATACCTTCTACGACATCCCGAATGATTCTATCTGCACGAACATTTTCGATTTCCTTAGAAAGCTTAACGTTCTTTTCGATTTCTTCATTGAGTTGTTCTTTGGCCTGTTCTGCATCGGCTACTGCCTCAACATACAAGTCCTTCTTTTCTTCAGGAACTTCGATATAGTTTTCTTCGAAAACATTCTTCATTCCAGAAATAAAATTTTCCATGATTTCGAGTTTAAGGCTGCTTTCAACCACAATCTTATTCTCTTCCAACCATTCTTTTGCGACATATGATAGATATTCGTCTACCTTTTCTGCAATTTGCAATCTAACTTCAAGAACCGACTTCTCAAAATCTTCGTTATATGCTTGATCTATTTTTTCGACTTCAGCGTTTACTTGCTCTAACACAGCTGCCTCAAAAATCGTTCGGGCTTTTTCTTGAAAATCTTCTGAAAGTTCGTGGCCAGTTAACATTGCATCAATGTGCTCTGATACGTCGATATCCTCTTTTTTGACTTTCTTTTTCATCATAAAAGATTTTTTGGGCTCTTCGTCGTCGTCTTCGTCTTCGTCTTCGGCCTCTTTCATTTTTTTCTTGCTGTAATCGCCTTCGTCTAAGGATTCTTCTTCGATTTCGTCCGAAGTGGATTCCTTATCTAATTCAGCAAGAATTTCATTTACTGCTTCGTCAGCTTGTTCTTCCGAAATATCTTGAACTAGTTCGTCTTGAGACTCTTCTAACATTTCTTCAGGATCTACTAAATTTTCTAGTTCTTCAACTTCATTGACTTCTAGTTCATTAGCCATTGTATTATTCTCCTAATTGAGTTTATTTATCAAATATTTATAATAATTTAATTTTTAGACAATTTTTCGAAGAAATCTTCAAAGAGACTTATCTTAGTAGATTCTAGCTCCTTAGAGCTTGCAGAATGTACTGCACTACGATAATTGTCAATATGTGCTTCGCGAATAACGCCATTATCCCAAATCCATTCTTTTCCTTCCATGATTCCGTTAACGAAAGCATCTGGGGCAGAGGGATCTGCAACAATATCAGCCGCTGTGGCGAGGTAAAAATCTCCCTGCACAATATTGCGACCTTCCTTTGTAGACTTAACACTTCCCATGCCTCTAGAAGAGACGCCAAGGGAGGCACCTTCTTTAATAAGATTTGAAACTATCGCACCGTAAGGAGTTTCGCTCATGATTTTTGCTTTGCCGACATAGTTGTCGCCCTCTAGCGTCAGAGATTTGATCATGTGGGAAACTCTTTCTAGGTTGATAGACGGCCCGTCCGGATGTCCTAATTCACCAAACGCACGGCTTTTATTAATATAGTTTTCGGTATATCTATTAACTTCTTTCTCAAGAACTTCCTTGGGGTATACTCTTCCGTTTCTATTTGTTACGTTAGACTGAAGAAATACTCCTTCGATATAAAGGTCTTTGCCCTTTTCTTCTACAATAAGATCTTCGAAAATTTCTGTTATTAATTTCATGTCTAAATTCCTGTTCTCTTTTGCATGGATCTTGCTCGTTTGGTGTTCGAGATTGACATTTTGCCCTTTCTTTTTCTAGCAGATTTTTTGTTTCTGAGACTCATTTTTATCTTATCTGCTGCAGAAATTTTAACTTCTTTATTTCCGTCGACTTTGAAACCTGCTCGGTCGGTCTTGTATTTAATTTTCCTCTTTCCTCCACGAATGACAACTTTTCGCTTTATGGCTTCGTCTAAATCGTCTTCTAAGAACTGGGAGAAAGTTTTCATTTTTTTATTTTCCTAATCTTTTGTTGTTACTAATTCGGATTCGTCGATTTCGCTATCCATTGTCATATCGTCTCGAAATAGCCCCGCTGCAAATTCTTGTTTATGGTCGTCAATTTCACCAGATATATTTTGGCCTAAAATGTCTTTGATCGAGTTCTGGGCATCCGATAGCTCACCATTAACTATATTGTCAACAATCGATGTTGCAATCTCTAAAGTATTATTTATATTTTCTTCATTGTCACTCATTATTTATCTCCTTTCTGAGCTGTATCCATCATCTAATTATTGCGGATCTTCTTCTGTTTGTTGAT